TCTTTTACATTACCAACAATAAAATTTTCTAACGTAGATATTTTAAAAGGAGAATGGGATTATGAAATAGAAGGATACAAATATCACCCAACAATAAAAGCACCATTAAGTAATTAAAATGAAAGATAAGATAGTATTTCTTTTATCGGTAGGTATAATCGTTTTACTTGGAATGTTAATAATAGGAGATTTTATTATTTCTTTAAAAGAAAACAGACCAGTAGATGAATCAATTATACATTTGATACAAATATCAATTACAGGTATAATAGGAATATTGGGAACTTACTTTGGAATGAAAAACAAAAACAAATAAATTATGGCAAATCCAATAATATGTATTGAAGCAATTAACAATGTTAAAAAATCAGTTCAAGGGAATGACCCAAGAACTTGGATGAAAGCATGTGCAATAGAGACCTTATTAAAAGGTAAAAGTGGTAAACATTTTAAAAATTGTTTAATAGGTAAAATGGAATCTACTGCTCAACATATAGAAAATCCAGCAGGTTATGCTGATGAACTATATAATGAAATTAAAAATAAGTGTAGTTAAGATGGAAGATAAAAGATTATACGAGATTAAGATTCAACAACTCGAAAAAGAAAATAAAGAACTTAAATTAAAACTTGAAAAACAAGAATTAATTAAAGAAGGTTATAAGGAAGAAATTTCTAAGTGGAATAAAAAGTACAAAGATTTAAAAAAACAAATAACAAATGGATAAGAAAGAAATTATAGAAAGAATAGTGGAACTAAAGTTAGTAAAACCACAAACCCAAAAAATTAAATTAGAAATCCAAAAGTTACAACAAAAACTAAACAATGATTAGAACCGCAGAATGTGTATCACCGATGCACCCAGACAAAATGTGCGATAGAATATCAGACACATTATTAGATTTACATTTACAACAAGACCCAAACTCACGAGTAGCAATTGAAACTTGTGGTGGTATGGGAGAAGTTTATATCACAGGAGAAGTTACTTCAAATGCCGTAGTAACAAGAGAAAACATTGTAAAGGTAGTTCATGATGTAACTACTGATGATACAATTAATGTTATCATTAATATCAACTCACAATCACCAGAGATTGCTAATGGAGTTGATACTGGTGGAGCAGGTGACCAAGGAATTATGATTGGTTATGCTTGTAGAGATAATAAACAATTTTTACCACAAGAATATTTCTTATCAAGAGAACTTAATAAGCACGTATTTAGTAAATATCCTTACGATGGTAAAACTCAAGTTACTATGAATGGTAACTCACTTAGAGTTGTATGTTCATTTCAGAACGCACCATCAGATAAGTTACAACAATTAGTAATGGAATACTTTGAAGATTATCCTGAATATTTTATTGAAGCATTACATTGTAATCCTGCAGGTGATTGGAACATTGGTGGGTTCACTGCCGATGCTGGGTTAACTGGTAGGAAGTTAGCAGTTGATAATTACGGCCCAAGAGTTCCACTTGGTGGAGGAGCATTTAGTGGAAAAGATTCTACTAAGGTTGATAGAAGTGCAGCTTATATGGGAAGAAGAATTGCTGTAGATATTTTAGAACAAAGACCAGAGGTACAAGAAGTGATGGTTCAACTTGCTTATGCGATTGGATATGACCAACCACTTCAAGCAACTGCAATCGTTGATGGAGAACATGAATTTATCAAAGGATATGATTTATCACCTAAAGGAATAATTGATTTCTTAGAACTCACAAAACCAATCTTTGGTGATTCAGCAGCGTTTGGACATATGGGTGCAGGATTTAATTGGAAATAAATTTGGATATGTTAAATAATTTTCGTATCTTTGTATAAGATAATATGAAAAAAGGAATAATATTTTGTGGATGTTCATTTACCTGGGGACAGGGGCTATGGATGTATTATGATAAAGATATCAAAATACCAATGTCAATTGAATATACAGGTGGTAGGGATACCATGGATGTGGAGTGGAAATGTGTAAGAGTTCCTGAAGAAGCATATGAACTACATAAAACATTAGGATGGCCAACTAAAGTTGCAGAATATTTAAATGGAACTCCTATTGTAAAAAGATACAATGGTGGAAATGATAATGAATCTATTCGTTTTATAGATGAGGTTTTTGGTAATACTGATATTTCAACAAATAAATACAGTATGGTAAAGAAAAACTATGATATAGATGATGTTGATTATATTTTCTTTCAAACAACTCAACCATATAGATGTGATTTTGAATTTAAATATAATAACAAAGATTACAAAATGTGGTCAACTCCAAACTTACAGAATTTTGAAAGAGTATCTGAAATGGTATTTGTTCAAGGCCACGGTGTTCAAGAAAGACAACATTCTAAAAAAATAGGAGAAAGAATATTCATTGATTGGTTAATTGATAACAACTATACCTTTGATGATTTTGAAAAGATACATACAGAACAGGTAATGGATAGAGTTGAATCTGTTTTAAAAAAATACTCAGAGATGGGTAAAAAAGTTTATCTACTAAATTGGACTGGAGATTATTGGAAGGCAATAAAAGATAGACCTTTTTTAAAAAATATCCATATTCCTTTTAACTATAAAGGATTTACTTATAATTCTATTCATGAATTGCAAATGCATTACACTAATACAGAACAACATTGTTCTGGAACTAAATACTGTGAGGAGTGTAAGGGTGTAAAGATGATGATTGATAATGATAAGGATGTTATACCATTTAATAGAAAAACACATAGAGATGAACATCCATCAAAACTATGTCATGAGATAATAGCTGAAAATATAATTAACAAACTTAAAGATGAGTAAAAAATATAAAGTAATTTTAATTAGTGGGGGATTTGACCCTGTACATAAAGGTCATATCGAATGTATCCAAAATGCTAAGAAGTTAGCAGAACAAGTTTGGATAGGACTTAACAACGATAGTTGGTTAAGGAGAAAAAAAGGCAAATCGTTTATGAAAGAAGGAGAACGAAAGTTTATAATGGAATCTTTAAGAGATGTAGATTATGTTTATATAATGAATCCACTTATACATGGAGATGATACAGCAATTGATTTTATTGACCATGCAAAACATAAATGGCATACTACATATAGTGATGATATAGAAGGTAAAATGGCCTTTGGTAATGGTGGAGATAGAACAGAAACAACTACACCAGAGAATGATGTATGTAACTCATATGGAATAGATTCAGTATGGGGATTGGGAGATAAAGTACAATCTTCATCTTGGTTATTAGAAAAATATTTAAACATAGCAGAATAATGAATATAGAAAAATTAGTAAAACAATATCCAAACGATATGGAATTGGGAAAAGCAGTACGAGATATATACAGAAAAAATCAAGAGTACTTTGAAAAACATAAAGATATTAAAATCTTTGAATCACCAGATAAAGGAATAACAGTTTATGAAAGACCTTTTGGTGGAGATTATACAACTAAAAAATTAGTAACAAAACAATTAAATTTATTCGATGAAACTAATTAAAGACCCAAGTAAATTAAAATCGGTTTTAGAATATACACCGATGACACAGGAGCAAATAGATAATATTTCAAAAAAATTAACAACCGAATTAACTAGACATGGTGGGTTGGGATTATCTGCAAATCAAATAGGTTTAACAGATAGAGTTTGTTTAATAAACGTAAAAGAACCATTACTATTAGTTAATCCAAAAGTTGTAGAAGTATCTAAAGAAACAGTTGTTTATGTAGAACAATGTTTATCGTTAGATAAGACAATGAAAAAACCAGTTAAAACTTTAAGACATAAATCATTTACAGTAGAGTGTGATAATTTAGGAACAGTTATATTTTCACCTGATATTGAAGAAGGAAAAGAATGGAAAGATTCTGAGGAATTTTTTGGAGATGAAGGATTACTAGAGTGTGTATGTGCTCAACATGAGATAGACCATCTTAATGGAATCCTTATAACAGATTCATCAAGAAGATACACTACTACAATTAAATCTGAAAAAAAATACGGTAGAAATGAAAGAGTGATGGTAAAATTATCGGATGGTTCTACTCAATTTATGAAATACAAGAAAGCAGAACCTCTGTTATCAGTAGGTGCTGAAATCTTATAATTAAACGAAAACATGGGAAAACTTATATTTAGCTATACAGACAAAGACTTTATTGAGAATAATAGAGAAGCAAGTAAAGTAGAACTTGATGTACCAGATGATATGGACATTAATGAATACAAGGTTGTTTGTATAAGAATGGCCTCTGCAATGGGGTATGGTAATAATAGTATCAAAAAATCATTTGGTGATTTGGTTTATGGAAGTGAAAATAAAAACGAATTAAAGGAACTATTAAATGAGCTTAACATCACAAAGAATACACATAAAAAAACTTAACGATAGATTGTTAACTCAAAATGTTGTTATGCAAACTCTTATAGATATTATAATAGATAGTGGAATAATAACCGAAGATGAACTAGAATCTAGGTTAGAAAAAAACATCGAAAGTACTCAACGTATTCTTGATGGTTTTGAAGAAACCTCTTCAACTGAAGAAGAAGTTATGAGTGGGATGTATTATGGCCCACAAGGAGAAGCCTAAAAATTTATTACTTTTTGCTTGGATATATGGAATTTTTTTCGTATATTAGTGGAATAATATGTTTAATTAAAGGGGAGACCTTATGAAAAGACAGATAATATTTACGTTAGTAGTTTCACTACTATCGTTTGGAATGATTGATTCCGCAGTAACAAAAGATAAATCAAACAACATAGAAACTATGTTAGTTGATTTAGAAAAAGAAAGAGAATTAGAACTCAAAGAACAACAACGTATAAGTGATTCTATTATAGAACATCATAATTTTCAATTAGAAAAATTCTTAGATGCTATTGGATATAGAGAATCAACAAATAGATATGATGTTGTAAATCGATGGGGATACATGGGTAAGTATCAATTTGGAAGAAGTACTTTAAAAGGATTAGGATTCAAAGTAACTAAACAAGAATTTCTAAATAACCCACAACTACAAGAAGAAGCAATGATGGCTTTATTACTACACAACAAAGAAAAATTACAAAAGTACATTGATGTATTCGATGGACAAACTGTTAATGGAATGTTAATAACAGAAAGTGGTATATTAGCAGCTGCACATCTTGGAGGACAGGGTTCTGTAAAACGATACTTTAAAAATGGAAAAGTTTTTAGAGATGGTAATGGAACAAAAATCACATCGTATATGAAACAATTTAGTGGATACGATATTAAATTAAAACCAAATTCATGATAGAATTATTAACTACCTATAATATTATTATAGGAATTTCAGTAGTCATAAATATACTACTACTAATAGGAGTTCGAAACCTATTAAAACAAAACGAACAACTCGAAGATAGATTAGTTAAAACTACTAATGATACCATACAGTCTGTTGGAACTGCTCTCGATAAAATGAGAGAACTTGATAATAGAGAAGTATTTGAAAAGGATGATGAAGTAGGAGTAACCTTCTTAGAATTAAAAAAAATTGTTGAAACCTTAAATAGAGAATTATAATATGCCAAGACCTAGAAGAAAAAAATCCAAGATATACTTTGGAACACCTGCTCAAGAAGCTATAGTAGAATATAATAACTCAACTGACCCTATTGAAAGGTCTAAAATATATGAAGAAAGAATCAAATATCCATTCGAAAAACTTGCAGAAAATGTTCTTAATACATTCAAGTTTACTTATTTCGATGTACCGAAAAAAGATGTCCAAACAGAAGTAGTTTCTACAATGGTAGAAAAAATACATATGTTCAAAGAGGGAAAGGGTAGAGCGTTTTCTTACTTCACTATTATTGCAAAGAACCATTTGATTTTAAAGAATAATGGTAACTACAAAAGATGGAAACAGAATAATCTTCTTTCACAAATGCCAGAAACATGGAATCCTGAAAATGATTTTAATGAAGTTGAAGAAAATAATGAATTTAAGGAATTCAAGCAGATGATGTTAACTTATTGGGATAATAATTTAAATTCAGTATTTACAAAGAAAAGAGATTTACAAATAGCAGATGCCATATTAGAATTATTTAGAAGAAGTGAACATATAGAAAACTTTAACAAAAAACATTTATATCTACTTATCAGAGAAATGACTGATTGTAAAACTCATTATATTACTAAAGTTGTAAATGTAATGAAAAAGCATCAGAAAAAAATGTTAAACGATTATTTACATCATGGAGAATTGATTGTTGATAAGAAAGAAACATTTTGGGAAGATGATAGATATATAGATACTGATTATTTATAGGAATGAAAATAAAATATGTTATAGGAATAAGTTGTGGATATCACGATTCAGCTGCCTCTTTGGTTAAAGATGGTAAAGTTATCGCTGCTTGTGAGGAAGAAAGATTCACAGGTATAAAACACGATTCTTCATTTCCACATAATACCTTAAATTGGTTTTTTGATAAATTTAGTATTTCCAAAGAAGATATATCTGAAATATGTTTTTATGAAAACCCAATAACAAAATTAGACAGAATTACAGAATCTACAAAAAGAGGTGGTATTTGGCAATATTTTAATAGAAAAAAAATAATAAACAGAAATACCGAATCTTATAATTTATTAAATCAAAATATAGATAAGTATAGAGGTAAAAATACTAAGGTTATTTTTGGTAATCATCACGATTCTCACCTATCATATACCTACTATACTTCTCCATTTAAAACATCAGCTATATTATCAGTAGATGGTGTTGGTGAGTGGAAAACAACTTCTTTATCTTATGGTGATAAGAATAAAATAAAAGAATTACAAAGTATAGATTTCCCACATTCATTGGGAATGTTTTATTCTTCATTTACTGCTTTCTTAGGATTCAAACCAAACGAGGGTGAGTATAAAGTTATGGGATTAGCTCCATATGGTAATCCTGAAAAATATAATTTAAAATTTGAAGATATAATTTATTCTACTAAAGATGGTGGATATGAATTAAATATGGATTATTTTGAATATGATTGGTCTGATGACCATATGTTTAATGAAAAACTATCAGAACATTTAGGTATATCAAATAGATTACCAGAAGAAGAACTAACACAAGATTATAAAGATTTAGCTGCATCGGTACAATTTCAATATGAAAAATATTTCTTTAAATTATTAAACAGATTATATAGAATAACAGAAACACCGAACTTATGTTTGAGTGGTGGATGTGCTTATAATGGAACTGCAAATGGTAAGATAAAAGAAAAAACAAAGTTTCAAAATATTTGGATACCACCAGCTCCATCGGATGCTGGTTCTTCAATTGGGGTAGCTCTCGAAAGTTTTTATAAAGGTATTGATATTGATAGACATGATAATACTAATCCATATTTAGGTCCTGATTATAGTAAACAAGATATGTTAAAAGCACTTAATGATTATCACTTAGATGTTTACTATGAATGGAAACCAAGTGATATACTAATACCTTACACTGCTGAACTTATATCTGAGAATAATATTATAGGATGGTTTCAAGGGAGAATGGAATTTGGAGCTAGAGCATTGGGAAGTCGTTGTATATTTGCAAATCCATGTGACCCTCAAATGAAATCTCGATTAAATAAAGTAATTAAAAAAAGAGAAGGATTTAGACCTTTTGCTCCTATATGTAAACGAGAAGCATTAACTACTTATTTTGAATATGATTCTGATATACCATATATGAATCAAGTAGTAAAGGTAGTTGATAGATTTATAAATAAATTACCATCTATAACTCATGTAGATAAATCATCAAGAGTTCAGACTCTAACAAATACAAGAGCTAGATATGTTTATCAAATACTCGGTGAACTAGAAAAACTAATTGGATTTCCAATTGTTATTAATACTTCATTTAATTTAAAAGACCAAACAATGGTTCTCACACCAGAAGATGCAATTAAAACATTTTTAAATTGTGAGATGGATGTGTTGATACTTGGTTCTTATGTAGTTCGTAAAAAGATACGTTAACTGTAAAACTCTCTATTTATTACTAAGAACTCTGGTCGTATAATAAAGTGGCTAGAATAGAAACCCAACGAATTTCGGTTGGGTTTTTTTGTACATAAATATATAAACCCCCAATATACCTCTCTAATTGATGTTTCAATATATATCATAATTTTTTACCAAGTATATATCATAGTTATTTGTGGATATCCCTAGTTTTGCAAGATGGAAAAGTTATTCACATTTAATTAAAACAAAAGGAGAAACATATGGAATTTTTGAAAAAAATAGGCTCTTGGGCTGACGAATTAACAAAAATCGGTATTAGTATCATTGCTCTAGGAGTAGTATTTGAAGTACTCTTCAAAGGAGCGGACATCCCATTTTGGCCAGAAGTATCAGTAGTTGATAATATTATGGCTATTTTAGGAAGTTTGAGTGCTGAAGGTCTATTAGGACTAGTTGGTGCCTTTGTACTTTACCACATTATTAAAAAGTAAGAATTATATTAATTCTTCAACGCGTTAAAAGATTAAACCTCACCCTAAAAAGTGAGGTTTTTTCGTTTACTATATTTATATACAACTAATATGGTATAATCATGAGTACAGATTTTGAATTATTTCCTGGTAAAAACCTTAGTGGATTGTTTAAAGATATCTATGATAATCAACAAAACAAGAAACAAAGAATCTCTGAGCTAATTGCTGAAATGAAAAAGGTAATTAGGCATGCTGGGGATATGGCAGTAATTGGGCCAATCATAAAAGATTTAGTTGATACATCAGTTAAGAACGATGATTCACTAATCAAGATGGCAGCAATTGCACAAAGAATAATTGGAGCACAACATAAAGCTGAAGGGGATACTGGCTTTTTATCCGATGAAGAAAAGGAACAATTATTAAAACAATTAGATGAAACTATTTCACAAGTAGCAGATGAGCAAGATGTGAAAGTTGATGAACTCACTAATGAAGTAGAAGAACTTAAACAAAAGGTAAAACTTAATGAGCCAGAGAATATCTAAACAAACACTTGCATCTTCTGCAAACTATTCTAAGGGAGTTAGTTCAATAGATACCGCTGTTGTAGTTGGTGTGATATTAGATGAAACACATCCAAGACTAAGAGATACGGTAGAAGATAGACATAGTGAAGTTTTTAGTGGTGATAAGAATTTATTTAATGTTGGGTGTGTTATTGCAAGGCGTTTGAGTGATAAAGTAACGGCTGAAGAAAAACTACCAATTTACTATCCACAAAATTCAACCAACTTAGATTTACCTATTGTTGGTGAAACAATAGAAATTGTAGGTAGATATTATAGAAGAATACCTGTTAAGTTTTTAAACCAAGGTAGTGCATCTAAAAATGCAGGAAAAAAACAATTTGATGGTTATGATGAAAGTAGTGGTAATAAAGCATCCTCATATTCAAGTGTATCACAAACAGGTACTGCTCAATCAACATCTAATTCAAAAACAGAAGCAAAGTATGGTGATTATTTTGAAATTAATAATGTAAATAGATTAAAACTATACGAAGGAGATAATTTATTTCAATCTCGTTTTGGGCAATCAATTCGTTTTAGTGGATATAATAACTCGGATAATATTCTATCCCCAACTATTATAATCAGAAACAGACAAGATTCTAAATCTTTAAATGATTTAAAGATAGGAGATATCACAGAAGAAAATGTTATAGATGATGGTTCAACAATTGCAATAACAAGTGGAGAATACTTATCAGATTTTACACCTGGAACAACAGATACTCCATTAGAAACAACTCCTGAAGTATTTGATGATTATCCAAGTGAACTTAAAGGAGACCAAATATTAATTAATAGTGGTAGAATTATATTATCATCCAAAGAATCAGAAATGATTTTCTTTTCTAAAGGTAATTATGGGTTTGTTTCTGATGGTAAATTTAGTATTGATAATGGTAATGATGGGGCATCTATGAATTTTAATGGAGATGTTAGAATTACTACCAATGATAATAATACTTTTATTCTTGGAGGAGCTGGAGAAATATATCTTAATACAGAAGAAACAACAGAACCAATTGCAAGAGGACAAACTTTAATTGATTTATTAGAAGAACTAATTAATGCAATAAATAAACAAGTATTCTCAACTCCATCAGGACCAACTGCAGTAGGGCCAAATAACAAAGGTGATTTTAACAAAATAAAATCTAAGTTAGATACTATACTTTCTACACTTAATTATACGGAGTAGTTATGTCTTGGAAGATATTTAAAAATAATATGTCTCTTTATATGAAGAATCAAGGAGGTATAAAATCTTCAGATGATTTTGCAGAGAAACTAACTAACGAATATGATATGTGTGTTAGAAGAGGACTTCAAACCGCAAATCAAGTACCAATCATGACACCCAATAAACCACTAATGCTTACATTGGTTAAAATTGCTTGTAAAATTAGTTTATCAAAAAAAAGTGGGTTACATACATTTATAGATGATATAGGAAAAGGAGTATTGGGATATTGGACAGGAGCAACATTATCAAATACACCACCAATTATTCCAGCAATGGGAGCATTTCAAAATCTTTATACTATAACTGGATTTACAACTGTACCTGGAACTTGGGCACCGGTAGGGCCATTGATGCCAACTGATAATACTAATCTTTTTTTAGATAGATTAGTTGCTAGTTTACAAATACATTCTACTACAATACAAGGAATGTATATAACAATTTCACTATATCCTGGGTTTCCACTAGTTCCACCAGCACCTGGAGTACTATTTTGGACAGGTTGGACAATACCATAAAATTAAAGAAGATATATTTATATTAAGAACAATAGATTTTAAAATGAACAACAAACAATTAATAAAAGTAATAAAGACTCTTGTTGAGGTAGAAACTGCCAAACAACAAGAACGTTTTTTATCTAAAACTTTTCCAAAGATATTGGAAGAGGAAGTAAATAAAAGATTAGCAGAGGTGAAGGGAGGTGTAGTCAGCGTTCCCTCTCCGCAGGTAGTTCAAGAGGATGTAATAGACCCATTTGAACAAGCAGAACTTGCACTTGAGGAACAAAGACAAACACCAACAAAAAAACTTTCAAACAATCCTATATTGAATGAAGTTTTAAATAATACAAAGCCTTTTTCAAAAGAACAAAGAAGCTCAACACCAGGTGGAGGTAAATCAGTATTAGATAATCTACCACAACAACAACCAATCCAAGAGAGTATGGATAAAACTGTTGAGTTTACTTCTTTAGGAGCTGGAGCTGGCGTTGGAGGATTAAAAACTCAGATGGCTCATAAAATGGGATATGGTGATGTTGCAACAAAACCAAATAAAACAGGACTTGGTGTACGAACAGGATTACCTGGTCTTGATAAAATATTAAATAGAGATAATTCTACACTTGTAAAGAAATTTAAAACAAGGTAAGGGGTAAAAAATGGCATTTATATTAGATAAAAAAGTAGTAAAGGATACAAAATCATTTAATGATTTTGCATATGGAATTACTTTGCCTGTAAAAAATGGAAATACTGGTTTCTTTGAATCAGCCTTTTCATCATACGAGCAAGCAAAATCTAATTTAAAAAATTTACTATTAACTAAAAAAGGTGAAAGAGTAATGCAACCAAACTTCGGAACAGGATTATCATCATTACTATTTGAACAAATGGATGATAGTTTTGAAGAAAGGTTAAAAGAAACTATTACTAATAGTGTTAACTTTTGGTTACCTTATATATCAATTGAAGAAATTGATGTAAATATGACAGATGAGATGAAAGATAAAAACACAGCAGAACTTAAATTATCATTCACAGTAGGTAATCAAATAGAAACACAAGAAGTAACATTCACAGTAGAGGGGTAACGTATGGCATTAAATTCAGCAAATTTTAAAAGTAATAATGGTAGGGATATAAAGTATCTCAATAAAGATTTTTCTCAATTCAGAAATAATATTATTGAGTATGCTAAATCATACTTCCCAAAAACTTATTCTGATTTTAACGAATCTTCACCTGGTATGATGTTCATTGAAATGGCATCTTTTATTGGAGATTCTCTATCTTACTATACAGATGACACATTGAAAGAATCAATGATGTTATATGCTCAAGATGAAGAAAATGTATTAGCATTAGCAAAATACCTAGGATATCAACCAAAGGTAACATATCCTGCACTAACTAAATTATCTATATATCAACTTGTACCATCTAAATCTATTGGTGAGGGTAAAGTTGAACCTGATTACTCATATGCGTTAAGAATAAAACAAGGAATGGTAATCGAATCAAAAGAAGGAGTAACATTTAGAACAAGTGAAGCTATAGATTTCAATGATGATAGTGAAAGAGAAGTTAGTGTGTATCGAAGAGTTGATGGTACTAATGAGCCGGCTCAATATCTAATCAAGAAAAAAGTTAATGCAATATCTGCTAGAATCAAAGAAGTTGAAGTACAATTCGGTTCAGCTCAAGATTTTTCAAAAATACAAATTGCAGATAAAAATGTAATAGATATATTTGATGTACGAGATTCTAATGGAAACAAATGGTATCAAGTTCCTTATTTGGCACAAGAGATGGTTTATGTTGATTACCCAAATACAGAACAATATGATAAAGATTTAAAACAACATTCTGCTTCAGTACCAAGTGTTTTAAAATTATTAAAAACTTCAAGAAGGTTTACAACACAAGTAAATGCAGATAATACAACTACAATTATATTTGGTGGAGGTACTGCAACAAACGATGAAACACTAATACCAAATTTTAAAAATGTTGGGTTAGGGTTACAATCATCAATAGATAAATTAGGAGCTTCATTTGACCCAGCTAATTTCTTAAAAACTAAATCATATGGTCAAGCACCTTCAAATACAACACTAACAGTTAGATACTTAATTGGAGGAGGAGTTGAATCGAATGTAAAAAAAGGAGATTTAACTAGTATTACACAAATTCAATATGATGATGATTCTACATTGTTTACACCAACTGAACTAAAACTATATAATAAAGGTAAACAATCAGTTGCTGTAGAAAACGAAGTACCTGCTACAGGTGGTAGAGGTGCAGAAACGATTGAAGAAATTAGAGAAAACTCACTTGCAAACTTTGGTTCACAAAACAGAGCAGTAACAAGAAAAGATTATCAAGTAAGAGCACTTTCTATGCCAGCTAAATTTGGTGGAATTGCAAAAGCATATTGTGCACCAGATGGAGAACTTGATAATAACTCACCAACATCAATATTATCTAATCCTGATTCATTGGAAGAGTTTACAAGTTTAGTAACAGGACTTGGAGAAAGAAAGTTATCTCAACAAGAAATAAAAAATGAAGTAAAAAAGTTTTTATCTAGTAAAACAAATAATCAAACTGAAAAAAACAATCCATTTGCAATTAACTTATATGTCTTAGGATATAATTCAGATAAAAAACTTTCAACATTAAATCGAGCTATTAAAGAAAATTTAAAAACATATATAAGTGAATATAGAATGTTA